GCGTTAACACAGTCTATTCTAATCCAGTTATTAGAGCCGTAACCTGTGACGTTAACAACGTCAAGTATCGGGTGTGGCAAGCCCTCATACATATCAGCGGGAACGCCCACACCGCCGCCGTTACTGGCGCGCTCGGCATTGACGTTTATATCGTATGAAAATGCTAGCTGATCTAGTGAGTAAGTACGCTGAGGCTGCCACTCGTACAACTCACACTTAAAGGCGTTACCTTCACTGTCGCGGCGGCTGGCTTTAGTGTTGCTACCTTCTGGCAGTCTAATGTAGCGCGTAACGCCCTTCATTCCTGTGTCTTTACCGTCAGGTGCTAGCCCCTTCGCTATCAAGCCGTCGAGTAGATTATTGACGCGGTTAGCGTCGCTATCGGGTTCAGATAAAATGTAACCCCATTGATGTGACCCTGCCGACGTCAGCAGTTTATAGCTTGGTTCTGGTAGTTTGTCGGCGGCTTCCTTTGGTATTTTCTCAAAAACATCATCGACAACGATAACGAAAGTAGCATCGAATAGACTTTTTTGCCTTTTTCGTATGCCTTCGGCGTTTTTGTTAAACAGTGAAATGGTGTAATACTGATTATCTTCTGGCGTCATTTTTGACAGCTTATTTTTAGCCATGCCGCCTGCCCAACATGCGCCGCGCCACTCCTGCGGTATATCACTGGGGTCATTGGTGAAGCTAGTAACGTGGGCTTTGCCCCACTCCTCTCCAAATATTTCCTCTAAAAATTCTTGATTAGTTATTAACTGTGGTGGCTTGCTTTTTTTATTAGACATAGTCATAATTACCTCGTTTTCTGGTGGTTCGGAAAATTGTTTAGTCCTGTTGTTAGATAAGCCCTGCCCTAAAAAGCGGGGCTTTTCTTTATTTACTAGAATCAAAATTGGATTCTAATATTTTCAGGCAGAGCGTATTAAAGCTTACATCGTGATTTTCGGCAACAGTCTTTAACGCTTCATTGATTGTCGGCTCAACATATAAGCAAGCGCGATACATATTCTCGCGTAGCGTATCTTTACGCTTAACTATCTTACCTGTGATTTCACTGTTAACACCCTCGCTTAAAAGATGCACCATTACCGCGTTTACACTTGTTGTATTTTTAAGCGCAGCAGTTTTTAGATCGCTGTGTAATTCATGCGGCATAAAAATAGTCGTGCGCATCTTTACACTGGTTGGTTTTTTGGGTATCACTACATTATTCATATCGTTAGTCCGTACTTTGGTTAGTAAAAATTGGAGCTTACTATGCTTGAATCAAAAATACAACATAAAATAGTTGCATATCTTAAGTCGATCAATTATATTACTCGCAAGCTAGATGCCAGTAGCCAAGTCGGTTGGCCTGATCTGATTGCAATAAGCCCGAAGGGTGTAGTGTATTTCTTTGAAGTTAAAACCGAGACAGGCAGGCTATCGAAGCTACAGGATAGAACAATAAACCAATTACGAGAGAACAAAGCAAATGCCTACGTCGTCAGATCAGCAGCCGAAGTCGCTGCAATTATCAGAGAAACAACTTAACGCTGTTGATTACATAACCAACGGTGATCACACCCTATTAGTCGCGGATACTGGCGAAGGTAAAACAGCTATCTGCCTACACACCATAGCGAATTACGTAGACAGCGGGGATATTACGCAGTGCATTGTAGCAGCACCCGCTAGCGTGATAGATCACTGGCCTGCCGAGAATGAGAAGTGGGGTCTGGGGCTTAAAGTTGTCGCGGTGAAGGGCTTACCTTTTGAGCGTGATATTTTAATGCACACAGGCTACCCCGATGTACTCGTGGTCAGCTTAAATAATTTGGAATGGCTACTAGACAAAAACCCTAAAGCTGAAATGATTATCATAGACGAGCTATCTAAAGCGGCGGGTAAGCAAACTAAAAAACTACGCAATAAAAAGTGGCGTGAGCAGCTAACTATTCGCGTCGGCATGACTGCCACCCCCGTTAGCGAATCATTTGAAAAGCTATACGCTATGATGCGCGTAATCGACAGCGGCGCTACGTTTGGCAGATCGGTAGAAGGTTACCTGACTAAGTATTTTATGCAGACAGACTATAAGGGTTATAAGCATGAGCTACGTGAAGGCAGCGCAGAGCTTATAATGAAAAAACTAGAAGATATACTCTACACGGTCACATCAAACAAGCGCGACGAGCTACCACCCGTGGTAGAACACACAATGAGTTTTAGTATGTCGCCAGCGGCAGAAGCGGCTTACGATACTATGCGTAAAGATATGCTACTTGATTTTGGCAAAACGGCAGCGGTAGGCACTAATCAAGCGGTGGTAAGCGGTAAACTACGCCAGATAGCGAGTGGCTTTGTTATTGATGAAGATGGTGAGGTTAAGCAATTCGATATGATGCGTGGACTTAAAGTGGCGCAATGGGTCGATGCTCTCTTAGGCATACAGGGAGTAATACTTTACCAATATAACCACCAACGTATGCAGCTTGAATATTTACTAAAGGGGTATAACACAGCCTATATCCACAGCGGTTCAGATAAAGAACTTGCATTAACTATGTTTACACACGGCCACGCTCAACTTTTAATAGCACAAGAAACAACGATCAGCCACGGCGTTGATGGGCTACAACGCGTTTGTAGTGACTTACTATTCATGCAGCCGTGTTGGTCAGCAGACACAAGAATACAAGCTATCGGGCGGCTAGACCGCAAGGGGCAAAAGAATCCTGTAAATGTTACTACATTAATGTGCAATAACAGTTTGGATGCACTGGTGGAACAACGCCAAGGCAGCAAAGCAGAAAACATGAAAGCATTTTTACAACACTTGAAAGGTAAATAGCAATGACTCTAACCGATAACGAGATACAAGCCGCGTGGGATACTCTTTTAGTTCACAGCTTTGATGCGGATATTCCGATGTCAACGCTACTAAAACATTTTCTTTTAGACGTTAACCCTAAGCTCTTGGTACTTGGCGGCGTAACGCACTGCCAGTTCACTGATATAAGCGACGCTATAGCGTACCTTGAGGAGTTAGGTATTCGGCGTCGTTGCTATGATAGGCACTGGAATGGTGAATTATACTTTAGCGCAATAGGGCTTAGTGTTAGACCGTTTGTAGCAGCCAGAGCGCCCCAACTATTCGCTTGTCTATCAGACAAAAAGAATAGCCTTGCCGATATTCTAGCGGTTATAGACGAATTTAAGTGGACAAGAAAAAAGCAGACAAGTCGAGCGCACCAAAAGTATCAAAGCGACAAACGCAAAAGAACGAGGACGGTACGCGCCAGAGGCTTAAGCAAGCAGTACGATTGGGCGACGGTAAAATAGAAAGTAAATAATGAGCGTGTAGCACCGCAATTATTGCGGTGTTATTAATTAAAAACCAAAAAAGGACTAAGATAATGCCAGATATACATTTACCAATCGGAACATCATCAGTACACCGTTTAATGGCTTGCCCAGCAAGCCTAAGCCGTAGCAAGCTTGCGCCTGACAGCGGCAGCAGCGGTGCAGCCGACGAGGGTACGTTACTGCATACGGTAATGGAAAACATTTATCAGCATGACATGACAGCCGAAGAGCAGGTAGGTGAGACGACCTACAAGGATTTAGTTTTTACCAGTGAAATGTTAGTAGACCAGATCGTACCCGCGATAGCGGCGACTGAAAAATTGCTTGATATGGTTGATGCCGACGAGTTAATTTTAGAACAGTTTGTGCAGCTCATACCCGCTGTCGCTGGTGGCACGTTAGATATGATCGCGGTATCTAGTGACGAGAAAACAATACTACTGAATGATTATAAATTCGGGTATAACGGCGTTGATGTTGAGAACAATAAACAGATACTAATGGCCGCCGCGTCAGCCGCAACAGACCCCATTACCAAGGCAGTTTTTGCTAAAGCCGAAAGGTTTATCGGTGCGATTACGCAACCTAAAGTACACGGCGATACGTCACCCACTTGGGAGTTTAACAAAGGTCACCTTGCGGAGTTCTCCATTAACCTTGGCAGCGCAATAGCCGAAGCTGACAGAGACATACCGTTAGCCAAGTCAGGCGCTCACTGTAAATACTGTAGGGCTGCGCCGTTTTGTGACGAGAAAAAACTAGCCGCCCGTAGTGCGTTGCTACTGGATAAAACGCAAGAAGCTGATTTAGTCGAAGCATTGGCGATAGTGGACGAAGTAGAAGCGTGGGCTAAAGACGTTAAGAAAACAGCGCACAAGCTATTAGAGCAAGGCGCTGAAATTAACAGCTGGAAGTTAGTACAAAAACGCGCCACACGCCGATGGGCTGACCCCGCAGCGGTAGAAGATAAAATCCGTAAAGCTAAAAAGATTAGGCTAGAACAGGGTTTTAAAATGGAGCTTAAATCGCCACCACAGATTGAAAAACTGTGTAAGGAGATAGGCTATCCGTTTGACCGTTTCAGTGATCTGGTGACAAGCGTAAGCTCAGGCACAACACTTGCGCCCGAATCAGATAAACGCCCTGCGGTTGGCAAACAAGTAATTCCTGATAATTTGCTTGCGCTTGTTGCAAAAACTTGAATAATGATTTAACCTTCACTTAGTCGCTACATTTTGTAGCGCCTACCTAACTTACTAATACACTAATGAGAGAAAAATTATGTTTCCTACCACAGAAAATTCTACTACCGATCTAGCCACAATGCTTAACCAAAGTGCTGTTACCCCTACTCAAGAAGCAGGCGGTAAAGCGTTCATTCGTTTTGAATTTGAAACGGGTGAATACAGTTTTGGTAAAGAAGCAGTATACATTACCGATCACGAAGTAGTGGTTAACACTATGACTTTCGGCCATGGGTGGACACTATGGTCAAATCGTAAGCCGACTAAGAAAGAAGTACATTTTACTCAACCGCTACCACCTGCTATGCCGTCTATTGGTGACGATCATCCGCAGGAGTCGCGCACGTTTGATGCTGCTTTCACTGACGAAGATAATACTATATTGTCTTTCGGCACTACCAGCTACGGCGGCAAGAAAGGTTGTGATGCGCTTTTGGCTGCGGTATCGGCTAAAGCTGCCACAGGCGAGAAAGACTTTTTATTCCCTGTTGTAAAACTTACCTCTGAATCTTATGCCAACGCAAAACGCGGCGGCAAGCTAACCTATAACCCGTTGTTTCAGGTTGTACGCTGGTTAGATAAAGACGGTAACGAAGAAGGCGCTAAGGCAGAAGCTATTGCTGCTCCTGTTGAAGAAGCTGCCCCAGTTGAGGCAGAAGAAGCACCTGTTAAGAAGAAGCGCCGCACCGCTAAAGCGTAAAGGCCACTAGCCGCCTACGGGCGGCTTTTTTATTCTTAACACAGGACTACGACCAATGACCATTAAATGCTGGGCTGATTTTGAAACGACCTCCCACTGCAACCTACTCACCCAAGGCTTGCAACATTACCTAGAAGATTACACCACTGAGGTATTATGCCTTGGTTATGCGTTAGGCGATAATGAGCCTCAATGCTGGTATTCCGAAGACGGTACACCGTTCCCGCAAGAGATTATCGACCACCTAAATGCTGGCGGTAAATTCGTATTCCATAACGCGCAATTTGATTTAGGTGTGTGGAATTATATTTTGGCAAACGACTTTGACTATGTACCCGCCTTGCCTATTGAGCAAGTCGAGTGCAGCGCTGCCCGAGCCAGTGTCAATGGCCTACCCGCCAAGCTCGACCACCTTTGCCGCGCTATAGCTTTGCCGATACAAAAGCAGACCGAGGGTATGCGGCTAATCAACACCTATAGCACTGGGGGCAGAATAGCTTGGCTTGACGACGATAAGCAGTTAATGACTGACTATTGCAATATGGATGTCAGGACTATGCGTATGGCCTGCTCGGTGCTACGTGAGCTAACCGATAGTGAGTGGGCGGAATGGGCGCGTAATCATTATATCAACCAGCGCGGCATACCTGTTGACGTGGATTTTGCCACCGCTGCGTTAAGTTACGCCACCGATATTAAAGCCGACGTTGACGGTCAGATACAGGAGCTAACAGGCGGTGCAGTCGCCACGGCAAGAGCAAGAAAAACCCGCGACGAATGGGTTTTTGATCGCATAACCGATGATCAGAAAAAGCTACTGGCCGTCTATAAAGACGATAAGGTGTCCTACAGCTTTGATGAAGAACACCGCAACTATCTACTGGCCGCCGATAATGTAGACCCTGACGTAGAAGACCTGTTGCAGTTAATCAACGACGCTGGCGGCAGCTCTACCAGTAAGTATCATGTGATGGTTAACCAGAATGTTGAAGGCCGAGTGCATTACGGCTTGACGTGGCACAGAGCAGGTACAGGCCGCTGGGGTAGCCTTGGTTTACAGATACATAATATGCCGCGTAGGGTTTTTGACGACCCACAGCCGCTAATTCAGGACGTATTGGACGACTACGAGATAGCCACCCCCGCTACTACGTTATCGCGTCTATTACGTGCGTCGATAACGTCCAGTGAAGGTGTGACGTTTGGTGATTGGTCAGCCATTGAAGGGCGCGTTTGCCCTTGGTTATCAGACGACCCTAGAGCCGAGAAGGTGTTAAGCGTATTCCGAAACGATGAAGACCTATATATTGCTACAGCAACAGGCATGGGCATACGAGATAAAGTCGGTGAGGTTGATAGGCAAGGCGGTAAGGTAGCATCACTATCTATGCAATTCGCTGGCGGCGCTCGGGCATTGCAGCGCATGGCTAAAAACTACGGTATCGTCTACACCAGTGATGAAGCCGAGGAGTTGAAAACTTTATGGCGTGAAGCTAACCCGTGGGCTACAACTTTTTGGTATGGCCTGAAAGATGCTGCGGTGCAGGCTGTTAAGAACCCTAACGTACCATACTCATGCGGCAGGATTACTTTTCAATATGACGGCGCTGATTGGCTGTGGATGCGCCGCCCATCGGGTAATTTACAGGGCTACTTTCAGCCACGGTTTGAAGAAGTCGAATACCCGTGGGGTGATGTTGGCGTAGACCTAACAGCTTTAGCGGGTAACAGCCAACCGAAGGCAGGTAAGAAGTGGCCGAGGCACACGCTAACCCACGGCATACTGATTCAGAACGCCACCCAAGGCACTGCGGCTGATTTGCTGCGTGAGTGCATCATGGCAGCGCCTAAAGAGTTACCTATCATACTACATTGCCACGATGAATTAGTTGCCGAGGGTGACTGCGTTGGGGCTATCCATGAGCTTATGCACCACGTACCTGATTGGGCTACTGGCCTACCACTAAAAGCAGAGGTTAAACATGCAAAACGATACGGCAAATAAAAATAAGAGAATAGTGTGTTGGTTTAGCTGCGGCGCGGCTTCGGCGGTAGCAACTAAGCTTGCAATAGAAAATAATAAACGTAAGGAATCGCCAAGCGAACTTGTTGTAGCGTCTATATATCTTAAAGATGAACACCCCGACAGCCTTAGATTTCTAAAAGAGTGTGAAGCATGGTTTGGACAAACTATAGAAATTCTACAAAACGATAAATACGAAGCTTCTGTCGATACAGTTATAGCGTCCACGCGGTATATGTCTGGTGCAAGCGGCGCGAGGTGTACTAAAGAGCTTAAAAAGCAGGTACGCCTTGATTGGCAACGTCACGACGACTTACACGTTTTCGGTATGACTGTAGAGGAAGAGCATAGAATTGACCAACTAATAGACAACGAAAACGAGCTAGATTTATGGCCTGTTTTGATCGAGCAAAACATGACTAAAAATGATTGTTTTAAGATCGTAGAACAAGCGGGTATTGAACTGCCTGAAATGTACAAACTAGGCTATAACAATAACAACTGCATTGGCTGCCTAAAAGCCCAAAGCGTCGGTTACTGGAATAAAATTAGGAAAGACTTTAAACACGTTTTTGATAAACGCGCTGAACAAGAAAGGCTACTAGGTGTCGCCATGTGTCGCATGGCGGCTAATCGTTTTATAAATGACTACCCCGAAGAATTTAAGCGAATGTTTACTGATTTTGAATTGGGGCTTTGCTCAATAAAAATAAACGCTAAAGGCGCTATGTTTATACCGTTGCGCTACCTACCACCAGATGCAGGCAAACATGAATCAGCCTACGTGGGCGACTGCGGATTTTTTTGCGAAACAGGAGATAAAAAAAATGGAAAATGAATACCAGCACCTTAAAAACTTTGAAGATAGAATAGGGACTATGGAAAATAAAGACCACATCAATCCAGACCACTACAAGAGCCACCCCAGCGGTATCGAGTGTATACGTGTCACTGAACATATGGGCTTCAATCTTGGCAATGCCGTTAAGTACATTTGGCGCTGTGATCTGAAGCAAAGCGCAGTCGATGATCTACGCAAAGCTAGATGGTACTTAGATCGTGAAATAGCCAAGCGAGTAAAAGCGGGTGATGAAGAATGACACTCTCAATATATTTTGCTATAGCAATAGTAGTAACACTAGTAGTTATGGTAATAACCCCCAAATACCCAAACACAAAATTAAGTAGCGAAGGAGAAGCGTTAATGGCTATAGTAATAGGGGCAGCATGGCCTTGCACTTTTATTCTTGGAATTATTGCAGCTTTAGCATGGCTAGGCGGTAAGTTTATAGAC